CAGCTCATCGCCGCCGCCGCTGTCGTCGAACGCAGTCATCAGGTAGGCCGAGACATCCGTAACCATCGTCCCAGCAGGGATGACGTATGTGAATGTCTTAGTCGCGTTGTCAGCCAAAACGCCAGCATTAGCAACCGAGAAAGCCGCGAAGTCAATAATGAGCTCGTCGGACATACCGAACGCGCTTTCGTTAACAGTGAGTTTAGGCATATTATTATTCCTTTCTTGGGATTATGTGAGGGCGGTAATCTTGCCGTGAGCACCGGGGTGTTTCACGATAAGAGTAAGAGCGCAGTCAACGTAGCCACGCTCGCCACCACCGAGATTGGGGAGACGGGTCGAGCCAGTTGGGATGAGTTCAGCAACACCGTAGTACTCAGGGTTAACCAAGTAGCCAGTGTCTTTGTTGGTCGTGTCAGGAGCGCAGTCAGGATTCATGTTCACGATGGACACGATGCCGTGGTCGCTCTCATAGAGCTCAACGGAGAGCTTGATGGAGGCTTCGCCACCGCTGTACATCACTTTACGAACCGAGTAGTCAGAGCTACCGGAGGTGCGAGCAAAGTCGCTGATGACGCGACGGAGCGCGGTGTCAGCAACAAGCGTCAGACCATTGCTCATGCCAGTAACGCGGAAGATGCTGGTGATGAGGTTGTTGAACACGGTTTCCGTGAAGGTCGTGCCAGAGCCTTGAATCGAACCAGCAGGGGTGCGGTAGGAGGCAGGAACGTCGGCTGGGCCCGCGCTATCAATCCAGTCGCCAAGACCACGAAGGCCGTAAGGCGTACCAGCGCCGTCTTCGGCGGTGCGGTCGTTATTGGAGCAGAGGGTAGCTTCGATGTCGCGCTTGATTTCGCGGACAGCTTTCGCTTCGGCTTGGGCAATCTTAGCTGGGCCAACGCTGTCAACAGCGTTTTGCAAATCGCTAACCATGTAGTCGCGGCGGAACTTTTGGATATAGTTGCCGAGACGAGCGCGGTTAGAGAACTTGTCGGTGAACGAGGTGACGTCAGCACCTTCGGAGACGCCCGTTGTGACGGGGCTCGAAAGGCTGTCCACAGTCCACTCAACGTAGGTGGCGGACGCCTTGGATTTAGCGGCAGACGAAAGGACGGGCGTTTCCTCGGGGGCGAGGATCGTCAGAACGTCTGTGAGGTCTTCGCGGTTAGAAACAGCGGAGCCCGGATTAGTTGTATCAAATGTGCCTGAAAAAGACATGGTATTAAAAGTTTACTTACGTTTGGTTTTTTGGAGGGTGCGGAAGGCAACAAAGTCGCTAATGCTTCCTGAGTCCATAAGGCGCGTTCTGGCATCTTTCACAGCCTTTTCGCCCTTTGCCGCAGGACGCTCATTGAGAGCGGCAGACGACTCGGGACTACCGGGCGGATTGACCTTGTGACTCGGCTTATCGAGATTAATGAGCTTGCGGCCATACAACGAGTTAGCAGCGTGTGCCAAAAGGTATGGGAGTTGCGGAGCAATTTCTGGCATCACATCCTCAATATTCTTGAGGCGTGGGTCGCTCATCATTGCTTGGTATTGGCGACGAACATCGTTGTCTTCTTGCGAAGACAGCCAATCCAACTCTTTTGTAGCTTGGTTCTCAAAGGCGGAACGTAGCGACTTGCGCTGTTCCTTAGCATTCAACTCTTTTTGCTGGGCGGGAAGATACTTGTCTCGCGCTTTACGAGCACGACGCAAATGATCTTTTACCTCAGCCTTGGTGAGTTCCTTGCCATCCACAGTGGCGGCAATGTCCTCATATCCAAGAGTCTCAGCTTTATCAAGAACATCCTCAGCCCACTCAATCACTTCGTTAACTTGCTCGGATTGTTTACCGAGTTCGTCAGCGGTCTTGATGTGTTCGTAGGGGTTGTTCTCTACCTTTGGCTCAAGAGCGGTTTTACTGGTTTGCTGCTGGATATAAGACTCCATTTGCGCCATGCGCTCTTCAGCCATTTTTCGTTTGGCTGTGAGTTCAGCAATGCGCTTAAGCAGACCCGATTTACCTTTTTGAGCAAGCTCGGCAATGTCATCATCTGACAGTTCCGTTAGGTCAAGTTGTGAAAGAACTTCCTTGCCTTTGGCATCGGTCGTATTCTGAGGTTCGCCACCTTCCTGTGAGTCTGGCGTTTCAAAATCTTCCTTGTCCTCTGGCTCGGCCTTCGGTGTGGGCTCTTCGTCAATCTCTTGCTTCTGTGTTACAGGAGCAGAGGGTTTGGCGCGAAGCTCACCCAAACGACGAATAGCATACTGACTCGTCGTGATATTAGACTGTTCATTGTTCACTGTGGGTTTAGCGTCCCCAGCGGCGGACGGTGCGACATTAGACATATTATTGTGTTCCGCTGACTTTACGCCACAGCGATTGCGTAGGGCCATCATAGCAAAGATTTTCCTTGCTATTTTATGACCAGACGCAAAAATGTCTTAGTGCCCTTGTAGCTCAGTGGTAGAGCACCAGTTTTGTAAACTGGCTGTCGTAGGTTCAATCCCTATCGGGGGCTCCACTATCGTCCCATCCGTCGAAGCTGGATTTGATTGAATCCACCAGCTACGAGGATTTCGTCGCATTGAAGAATGCGCCCACTAATCTGCTGAATACGATCAGCACTCACATCGTGCAATTGCTGAATGAGAGACTCACGGGTGCCGTGAATCTCTTCAAGAAAATCAACAAAAGTTTCGTTGTGTGAGAGCTGTTCTAGTTTCTTAGTGTCCATGAATTACTGTTGTTGTGAACCGGGAGCAATGCCCGTAGGGGCTTGTTGCATACCCTGAGTTTGCATACCACCCATTTCAGCGGGAGCCGTACCAATACGACCAATCTGCGCGTTCTGAGCTTGCTGCATTTGGAACTGATATTGCTGGGCATACTTCTGGAAGCGGGCCGCAAAAGCCTTATCCTGCTGTAAACGCTGCATAACGTCAGGCTGCTGTGAATACTGCTGCAAGACTTGCATAGCGACTTGAGCGCCGTTAGGACGAGCGCCCACTTCAATGCCAGCATAAATCTTAGACAAGTCATCTGTGACCATCTTGACGATTTGCTCTTGGGCTTGCTCGCGTGGACGCAGGATGGCGTCAGCAATGACAGGATTGATGGCAGCGCCGCTAATTTCAAGCAACGCATCAACGTCAATACGCCCATTACGATCAAGCTGCATCAGTTGAACAAACTGGCCGAGCTGTGTTTCCACATTGTCGGGGTCGTTGTGCAGAACGTCGTAGTTGATGATGATGTCGAAGTTTTCGTTGGGGTCGCCCTTGCTGAACTTCTGTGGGTCGGACACGCCTGTAACACGGAAGAACACTTGGTCTGGGCCAAAACGCTGATAGCACTTGTAGGACAAGCGAAGCACGTCCTTAACGTGCGTCAAAAACTTATCAACGAAGTATTGCTGTTGGATTGTGGCCAAAGGATTGCCAACGTCCAATCCAATGAGCTTGTCAGCTTGCGTGAGGAGAGTATTTTCCATCTCCACAGAGCCGGGATTGTATTGTGGCGTTGGGCCATAACGAATCTCCCCTTGGCGACGATAGGGCAACAGACCACCGGGACGAATATCGCTGGGCGGGAAGCCCATTGGATGCTCAATCCAAGGAAGTGTGGCTAGAGAGTTACGGTCTGTACGGCTATCGCGCTCCACTTTAGTCTGCCACTGAATGCCCTTGAGCAAATCAGCAAAACTTTGGAGGTCGTAGAGACGTTTGTTGTCTTCACTAATCTTGGTTACGACAAATGGGTAGTCTTCGTAGCCGTTAAGCAACTCATGCTTGGCGTAGTCTTCGACATCAGGCTTGCTGATGACATCTTTATGGAAAACTGTGCAGTAGATGCCTTCAGCGTTGTCCTCATCAACAAGACGCTGGTAGCCATAAATCACTTCAAAGAGCTCACTCGCGTCATACGTCGTGGATTTGTAGGTGAAGTTGGTGTTGTTGCTGTTGTTGTTAATTGGGTCGCCTTCTTCGCCGCAATTCTCAATGACATAATCAACCCAGCTCTCATTCCAACCTTCGGTGGCAACCTTGTTCTTGAGCTGTTGAGCACTCATTAACACGCGCCAGAAGCAATATGGCACCTTTTGTGGGTCTGTGGTGTAGGCGGGGAATAGAACGTCGCCGTCTGGAGCAATACATTGAACCAGTGGGCAATCAACGCTACGACGGATGATAGGAAACTCAGCGGTTCCCGTCTTGCGTAGGTCATTCAAGGCGCGTTTGGCCTTCTGATCGGTCATGCCATTGAACTGACCCTTGAGGAGTTCAACGAGTTGACTGTCAGATTGCTTTTCAAGGATGGCTTTTACCAAATCAGGGCTAACCTGCTGGAGTTGCTCAAGGGTGAGCTTCTGCTTGAAGATGCGGTCTTCCTTCTGCCAGCCGACATAGGTAATCATTATGCCGCGCTCAAGGAGGTAGTTGGCACCCAGCTCCATCTGACGCTTGAACTGAGGAATGTAACTAGCCACCATCCATTTGAGGAATGCGCTAGTGACGCGAGCCCGACCAATGTCGCCCGATTCTACGGGGTAGGCACGGATGTTAGCGCGATTGAGCGAAGAAATGAACATTGCCACATAGCGATTGATACGCTCGTCAATTACATGGGCCTCCTGATCGGAAGCACCTTTCCACGGGAAGGCATCGCTGCCGTTCTTGCGTAAGTCGTCAGACTTCCCAGACCACAAATTACGACGATTATCATACGCATCAGCGCATTGATTGAAGTAGAAGTTGAGGTCGGTGGTTGTCCGTTCATACGCATCACGAAGCGCCAATACATTTGGCGAATCCTGAACGTAAATAAGTGCTTCTTGATTATCAGTTTCCATTTAGATTTTGCTCGATAGAGCGAATGATGCGATAGGCTGCGCCTTTATCAATGGCAACTTTGTCGGCTAGAACAGCCGCTTCAATTGGTTGGTACTCAGCGTGAAGCATTCGTTGCAGAATTTCAAAACCCAGAAGACGATCTACCTGTTCGTCCTGCCACTTGGGGTCTAATGTAATATCAGACTCCAAGCATTTCATGGCGATAGGTAGTTCCACCGGATGCGTCTGTAATTGCGTCAACATTGATGCGTTTGCCCAACAGTTTACCACGGAGCTTGCGAGGGATTGCAACGGGCACCTTGCCCTGATGCCCTTCCAGCTTGGCGTAAACCCAGCGCGGGTTACGAGCTTCCATAAGAACTAACGCCCTAATCTTGTCTGGAACAGCAAGAGGAACGTCAAACGACAGCTTGATGAGCTCCACTCCTTCCTCAGTGAGATAGGTGTTCTTGCCATAACCAGAGTAGTGCAAGCCCTCCGTTAGTTTAGACGACTTGATTTTAAGCAACTCGTTGACTGTCTTGCCCAGCTCATCAGCCAGCGCGATGATTTTTACTTTAGCCATTAGTATCCGCCCTTTCGTTTTGATTGTTGTATCGTCTTGTCCACCCAACGTATGCCGTCGATACAGGCATAGCGTATTACGTCCACAGGGTCTTTCCATGCTTCGTCGCTTCCGCCGTCGCCTGTGTATTCCTGTAAAGCTGTGATGATGTTCTCGCACCTATCCGAGACGTAGAATCGTGGATGGTTGATGCCATCAATCTTGGCCTTACGATTGTAAGCCATCTTGGTTTGAATGGCCTGAATGCCATCCTCAATGTCTAAGCCGGGGGCTGGATTGAACGTAAGCCCATTGTCCGCCAAGTCTTCGATGATGGAGCTCGCCCCATTCTGCGACTGGTACTTGGCTGCGCCTAATCGTGGGTCAATGAGCCTGTCTAAGATTTCCTCACTGTTGTCTTCCTCTAGGCCGACAATCAAATCAACGTAGTCCTTAATACCATAGCCAAGTCCCTTGCTACCTTCGCCGCCAATCCACTTACCGCCATGCCACTTGGCCCAATCGCCCACATTAACATCGGGCCATTCACGATAGACGTAGTAGGTTTCATCAGCATCCACCCCAATCCAGCACATGAACCAGTTCTTACGCCCAGCGGGGTCGAGAATCATGTAGCGTGTTAGATCGGCGGGAATCTTGTCATGCGGGATGACATTCACCTCACGCGAGAACATAGGGAACCGAGTGGACGCACTCTTGGTAGGAATACCGTAGGCGCGTGTAAGGATTTCTTCTTCGGCTCTTCCCTTCAAGTCTTGAGCAATGCGCTCATATCCACCAAACGGATTGTCCTTAGAATGGAAATAGATGATGCCGCTATTCCTGTTGGCCGAGTGCTGAACAAACGGCACCAGCCTATCGTTTAGAAGTTCTGCAACTTTAGTTTCAACTGTTCGTGCTTTCTCCAAATAGTCTCGTACAACTTCTGTGTAGCCGTCAATAGGAGTAAACGTAACAATAATCTTAGCATTCCTTGTAGCAAGGCGGAAGCGAAGAGTAGTGAGCAACTCAGGGCCAATAAGATACTCGTCACACCAAGCGCCGATGTTAAGCCAAAGAGGTTCACGGCTGCCCAGCTCCGCGCCTTCCAAGATGGTGTCGTTGTTGAGGAACTGTGCATAGGTTTTAAAGATGATGTGGCTGCGAGTACCGGGCAGGATGAGACTGCTCTTGGAAAAACCATTCTTGCGTGTGTAGCTGATGTTCTCTTCTGCGCTTAAAGTTTTCTTACGCAGCTCCTCTGGCAAGGCATCATAGATGGCACTCTGTTGCTGACGGATGGACACATCCGCATTCTGGGCAAAGCACATGATGACACTGCCCGGATTCTCCATCGCAGCCTTCACCACAGCCGTAGCCGCCCATGTCGTCTTAGAAGACCGATTGCCGCCGCTTACAAGCAATTCATTGAACTCCCCTAGCAACTCCTCCGCCTTCTTCCAATGAGGCAGCTTAAATCCATAACGATAGGGGTCACGCTGACTATTCTCAATGGCCTGATGGTAGATGTCGAACAGGTTGGCCAAAGCCTCTGGCTTCATCCGCGCCATCTCCTCATTCGTAGGAGGAACTAGAATGGGATGCTTCTTCCAGATCATGGATTGTTAGCCAGCCAAATTGAAATGTAACGCTGCTTGTCCTCTTCACTAAACGCCGTGCAAGCAATTAGCGCATCCATGAAACTCTTGTGCTTTTTAATGAGACGCTTCTGTGCCAAGATTTTTCTAACGGTGATGTTGCTTCCGTTACGACCAGCCCAAGCGTGGGTGAGGTTGTTGCGCCAAATGCCATACCAACCAAAGTTGTTAGCCCAGCACTCAGCCATCTCATGCCACATTTGCTGGATGGTGATTTCCTCGCACTTCTTGGCCCATAACAAAGGCTCTGGCACTTCTCCTGTACCTTCGCTTTCTTTCTTAATGAAAGCCTTCAGGTCTTGGTCGCTTACGGAATACTCAGGCCAGCGGTATCTATCAACCAG